AGCCGTCTAGCGCACTATCTAGCATAATGAACACAAACATACATACAAGCAAAAAGGCGAGCGTAAAAGGACGTATATTCTTGCTAGCGTAGTTATCGCTATTTGCGTCCGCCTCCCAACGCTTTGTGATTTCTTGCTCTATTGCTATATCTTTGTTTAACTCTGCTAGTAGCAAGTCCTTATCCTGTGGCGTGAGCGACTTATCCCCTCGTATAGCGTTGCCTATCTTATCCAAAGCCTTGACTCCCGTAACATTTGCAGCAAGCTCTAGCAATTCGGGCGCAAAAGCCTTGCCCTGTTTAGCTAAAAACCTCAAAGCGTCGCCTACTCTAGTCGTGCCGTTCTTATCTTTGTACTTTCCTGTTTCCATTAATACGTCCAAATTACATCTTGAGCCTTATCGCTATCACTATCGACGTGAATAAAAGAGTTAGATATACCTATACGAGTGAATCCTGCGTCTTTTAACGCCGAAACTATTATAAACCTAGCTCTAGAGTCTTTGCAAGCTATATCGACGGCTAAGCCTCTCGTATGGCTGCTAGAGTTAACACCTCCGACCTTTGCGTTATGCTCAAGCGTTCTGTAACCAGAATTTATTTTAAAAGGTATGCCTGCTATATCTCTAGCGCTGTCTAACATCTCCAAAAAACAACTATCCATTTTTTCGCCCGATCCTTTTAGGTCTGGACTATCAAACTCGTTTGTATTAAAGTTCCTCATCTAGCTCTCGATTGTTAATTTCGTTTGCAATCCTTTTACCCTCTCGCTCTACTCTGCCGTTTAGCGTCTCGTTTACAATTTTAACGCCTAGATATACAATACCTAAAATAGATAGTACTAATTGCGCAATACTAGAGGCGCTCGCAATATCAAAACTTGTTATTGTGTTTGCCATGCTCATACCCCAAAGTCCGAGAGCCATATAGTCTGCGATTATTTTGTACATAGTTATTTTTTCTTTTTACGTCTTTTGCGTTTTCTGCGTTTTTTACGTTTTTTGCGCTTTTTGCGCCTAGTTCACTCCTCCGTAGGTGGTACTTCCGCGCCTCTCGCCCAACCATAAAAGCTATGCGCTGCTTTGTCCGCAGGAAATACCTCAAAAGTTCCGAAACTTAATAAGTCGCTGCTCATTATATCAATGGCATAGCCGTCATAATAAACCGCAGGTGTTAAAATATTACCATCTGCATCATAGGTAGCATGTATCTTTACCACCTTACCGATATATACAACCGCTGCTGTATTTTTAGCAAAGACTATTTCGCCCTCTACTTCTAATATTACCCCTAAATTTAATAGGTAGTCTTTCCCTTGTTGTTCTGTTGGAAAATTCGTTTTATATATTTGCATCATAATTATATAGTTGTTAGTTCTGCAAGTTCTGTATCTGTTAAAAATGGAAATACTGCTAGGCATTTTGTTTTTCCAAAGAAATTGTTAGCACCATCTGCTCTATCAAATGACAACTTATTTAATCCTATTGGGGTTAAACCATTTGTATCTGTACCTACTTCTACACCATTTACCCATAGGGCAAAGTCGTTTTGAGAATATTTTAAAGCCACTTTAGCAAAGTTAGTCGTAGTAAGCCCTGTTTTTGTAATTAAAGCCTGTGTTATACTACCTGAAACTACTACGACCTGTATTTGCCCCGATGCTGGTCTGTATCGAATAGTAATTCTGTTACTTGTATTCCCGTTAGAAATAGATACCGACCTATTAGTGCCATCATTTGCCAAAGCTGCTATCTCTGCATATAAAACACCCTCTGTTGAGTTTATAGATGCAGCACTACCTCCATTGGTACATACATCTTTGTTTCTTGTTACTCCACTAGCTTGTCCAGATGTGGGTATATAGCTTGTGCTATAGGATTGTTCTTCTAATTGTGCGCCCCAAATATATACTCCTGAATTTCCATCGCCTACCCAAGCACCTGTCCACACACCATCTTTACCTAAATAAATTCTACAATTCACTGAAATTGCAGTTGATGTGACGGTAATAGAAAATTTAAACCACCCATTTCCTATCTCCTGTGATTTTACAACAGGTGAGCCTACTAATGCTGCTACACTTCCATCATTTAAATTAAACAATGCTCCTGTAACTAATTCATTAAAAAATAAACCGACTTGCCTTGTACTTCCTATACCTTGTTTTGCAAATACTGATAAAGTATAATCAGAAGCATTTAAAGCAAAAGTTCGCCTAATTATATGGGTGCCATTAGCTGTATTTTCTTGTAAATAATCAGCGTTAATAGTTCCGTCTGGAGATGTTACAGAATTACTTGCTACTGAAACATTGGTCTTTGTCCAACTACTATTACTAAAATCCTCACTATAAGGTATTAGGTTTGTACTCTGCGGTTCCCACAACCAACTTCCACATCCACTATCTGGAACTACTTCTTGCCCTAGATATTCTTTTACAGATATATTGCTTATTTCAACAAAATTACTTGAATTATTAGCGGTATCAACAATACCTATATACATAGTAGATGAAGATGGGGTTAAAATAGTTGTAGATGTTCCAGTGGTAGTCGCTAAAGTTGTAGCACCAGAGCCAAGATTAGAACTTGTAGAAAGTCTCAAATTAGCAGTACCACCACTTGCACTATCTACGTTAATAGTTGCTTTTATAAGATATTGTTTAGATGTATCCAAACTTAAAACTTGCGAAAGTCCATACGCACCCGATGCGTTTGCGGTTGCTCTTAAATTATTATTATTAATAGAAAGTGTTGTATTAGAATAAGCAACCCCCCAACCTGTTGTTGAACTACCATCACCATTTACCACTTCCTCACTCCCTAAAGCATCTTGATAACTGAAACCCTCGTAGTTTATTCTAGGTAGGTTAGTATCATCTGTTATTTCTATAACTGATATGTTTGTTATTGAGCCATCAAATAATTGTGGTTGAAAAGTAAAAAAATCTACTAAAGATGTATAAATAACTTCATAACTACCATTTCCGCTAAATCTCTCATCTAACCCATCTTGTCTATATGTAGGGGGTACTCTAAAAGTACCACTAACATAATCTAAAATATCAAAAGTTACCTTTATTTTTTTGTTTTGCAAAGAAATTGTTTGTTGGAGACCACCAAACCCCGAGCCAAGACCTATTATCTTATTATTTCCTACTTCCCAATCATTTGGAAACGTCCAATTTTGCCCTACTTCCTTAACACTAATATTTGTTATAGTTACATCGTTGTTACTTGCACTTGTTCTTGCAATACTAAAACCAGAGCTGTCTGCTTCAAAGTATTTTGTGTGTATTCCTACACTTGTAACCATTGACGTATTTATGGCAGAATTTAATTTTAACCCCCCCGCTACACTTTCAGTTATTTCATAGGTAAACTTATACTGCTTTCCTATCACAATAAATTGTTGTGTTATTATCCCAGCTGTAGGCGTATGTGTTATTTTTGCTCCTAAATCGGTTAAAGTTGCACCGCTTGAGAACGTCCAATCTTGCCCAACCTCAACTACTGAAACATCTGTAACTGATACCGTGCCTGCTTGGGTTGCTCTAAGATATAAATTAGTTGTAGCATTAGTTGTAGTTACATATAAATTTGTATCTGTACTTCCTAAAACTGTTCCTGCACCACTAGCTGTTTGCCTAAGTCTAATTTCTGCGCTTCCTGTTAAACCGCTTACTTTTATTTTTAATGTTTTATTTTCAGGCAATAAATAATATAAACCCCTACCTGAACCACCAACTGTAAAAGAATTTGCAGTTCTACTATCAATAGATGCTTGTGACCAACTTAAAAAATTAACAGGAGAAGTTAAATCACTTCCTTGCTGTGAAAAATTTCCGTTAGTTATTTCTTCACTTCCTAATTGACTAAAAGAGCCATTCTGTACCAAATTACTAGATAGAATTTGTACATCTTCAACTAACCCTTGTGCGTTAACTCTTGTTGCTGCTGAATTTCTGCTGAATTGAAAATCTCCGCTCGCGTCGTCTGGTTTAACACATAGTACTTCGCCATTATTGTAGGCGGTCGGAGTTAAAACAACACTCGCACGATCTAGTAAATTTGCCATATTATTGTATTTTTTCTATTTTATCTAAAATTGCTGTGGTACAAGTTTCATTTTCGTAATATGTTGCACGCGCTTTTAAGCTCGTGAGCAAAGTCGGGATACCACTCCCAAATAACATCATCATTACCCTGCGCCTACTCATTACAGGGTAGAATCAAAGTAAGAATCTAAAGCCGTTTTTAAAGCTGCAAAACTTGCGTAAGCTGTGCCTGCCTCATTTTGTAAATCCGAGAAGATAGTTTTATCTAAAACAGCCACGTTATTGGTTGTTTTAATAATAATAAAATCCCCTTGCTTTTGTCTTTGTATTTCGCAATATGCAGGGTATCGGTATTCGATACCATTTAATAGTACTAGCTCTTTTGTTACTGAATCGACGTAAATTTTCATTTTTTATATATTTATTAAGTTGTTATTGTTATACTCCACCCTTTAGCCTCTAGGCTTGTTTTTGAGGCTAGACCTGCGGAGCTAGGTGTTTGCCCTCCAGATTGAAAAAATGTTCCGTTTATCTGTCCTGCAAAATCTAAGCTCTCAAGTATGCCGTCTATTGACTGCGTATTTAAAGCGGTATCTCTAAACGCCTCTGTAAAATTTGTTGCTGTGCAACTATCAAAAGCATGAGCAGGAAATGACTTTAATGATACGCAACTTTTCCAAGTGCTAACAAAAGACGTACCGCTACTAAAATCTAACAAAGGAAACTCTGTTAATACTGCGCAGTCTTTCCATGTGCTATCGAAATCCTCGCCTTTGCCTGTATTTATAAAAGGGAAACTTGTTAAAGCCTCGCAGCCGTCAAAGGCTTGCTCAAAATTTGTAACATTTAAAAAGTTACCTCCGTCGCTTGCTGTAATTGTTAAATTTGTGCAACCACCGAAAGCGTCCTCTTGACTCGTAGAGCCTAGTCCGTATATCCCGAAATTTAACAACTCTATTATATTAGTTTTATCTGTGTTTCCCGTAAAATCAAAAGCAGGAAATACTCCCGAAATACTAACCTTATGCTTTGCTAAAGTTGTAGGGAACGTAATTGTATGGTCGCCTGTTAATCCTGTGGCGCTATATCCGTCGTCTGTTTTTATATTGTATAAATAAGTTCCGCCGCCCTTTGTGATTTGGAAAGTTGTACCTGTTACATTAAAATCTAAAAAGTTGACGCTTTCGTTATTAAATATTGTAAAATCTGTATTAAAGTTATTTAAAAAATACGCTTGGTTATCCTCTTTCGCTTTTAACGATATAGTCGATCCGTTAATTGCGTTTTTTTCTCCGCCCGTTCCTGCGTTTATTGTAACCTCGCCACCATTCCAAAGTCCGATTATTCTATAGTTGCCGTTTCTGTCTAAAATGATAGCGCTATAGTCTTGGTACATCAATTTAAACGCGTTCAAAGTCTCAAAGCTACGAGGCAATGTAAAAGACAAGTCTTGAGACCATTCTATACCGCCGTTTGTAATTGTAGCGTTTTCGGTAAAGGTAATATTTACAGCCTCATACTCGTAAATCGTAGTACTAGGAAAGCTCGTGATATTTTGCGCGTCGGGATTGTTTACTTTAGAGCTACCTCCAAAGGTAATATCGCTTACGCCATATTTGACGTAAGGAAATAGATACACCTTGTCGATGCCGCCTTGAAAATCCTTACAAGACTCTGTATATCCTCTTTGTATAGTACAATTTGCCATATATTAAAACTTAATGATATCCTCTGGACTCTGTGGGTATGGGTTTTGTATTCTATTTGACGGATTACCAAAAAACCAACCGCTGCGATTTGATACATGAGTCGATGCGTCTACGCCGTTCTGAGATGTTTTGTACTCTGTCAAATGGTTTAATAAAATCCAATCGTTAAACCTATCTACAAACGTATCTGCATATCCTGCGTAAGTATTCGACAACCTAGTCAACTCCTCCGCAGTCATTAACTGAGCGTTGTCTGCCGTATGCGAAACGCTGCCGCCGTTAGCGACCATATAGTTACTTATTAGCACAAAGTTAGCAACAGATTGAAACTTAGTTATCGGTTGTACATATTTTGTATATAATTCAAGGTATAATCCTGTTAAAGTACTGGCTGTAGCGCCTGCTAGTATAACGTCATAAAGTTGCTGCCCTAATAACGGGAGTATTGTTGTATTCATTACGTCCGAAATCACAAACACAAACCTGTCGTCGTCCACTCCTCCGCCTACAATAGTGGTTTGTTTAATTTCTGTCGGGGATATAAAGAGAAAATCTGCCATATTATTTGAATCTGCCGTTATTTGGTTTATCTATTTCTGCGATTGCAACGTCTGGAGAGTTTTTTACAGGCTTATATCCTTGTCTTTTTGCCTCGTTTACGTTTACAGGTATTGTCTGTTGCATCGCTCCGCCGCCTTTAGGCTTTCCGTCCTCGTTTAATTTCTTTTTAAAGACTCTACGCTCCCAACGATGGTAACAATTAACTCCGCCGCCATAAAGAAAAATGTCGTATTTGCCTCCACTATGCGCAAACTTGCCATTTACACCCTGTTGGCTCATTAATTCAATGTCCTCTTTGCGGTAAACTTTACCTGCGTCCGATAGTGAAACCATTTTATTACAGAAAGACCTAGATTGACCTTTTGGAGTTTTGCTAGTACCTTTAGTAAAGGCGTAGCGAGTTTTCCATAGCTTTGTATCTTGCTCGCTTGTTTGATTTGCCGACATTTTAACGTCGTACTCTTTGCCGTCTGTTAATTCGTAACCCTCTGGAGAGTCAAGAGCGTATTTTTCAAGTATTGCAAACATTTGAATATCCTCGCTCATACAAACGTGAGAGCTTAACTCTGCGGTTTCCTCTTTTACCTCTATAATTTCCTCTGTAAGGGGAGCAAAGTGTAAATCTAGGTTAATGCCGTAGTTAATTAAAACCTCCTCGATTGAGTCTAGGATAAAGTCTTGCTTTGGCTTTATAACTCTCTTTATAGTTTGGCGCTCGCTCATGTCCATTTCGTCGGCTACAGAGCTAAAACCACTCGCAGACGATAAACCTACTAACGACGGACTAATTACTTTGTGCGCTGTCATTATTTGGGTTTTTGCCTCTTTCGTTAGCGTTTCCCATTGCTTATGCACGTTAGCATTTACAGGAAACGGAGTTACCTCTATAGCTACCTCTTGGTCGTTAAAGCTAATAATAAAGTTCGACGCGTTCGAGCTAGAAACTAGTTTACGTTTAACTTGTCTCTCGAATTCCTCTTTCTCCTCTGGAGTGTAATTAGTTCCGTTTGGTATCTGTATTATATACCCTGCGCTTAATCCGTTTTTAATAGACGAGATTTGTACGTTGGCGATTTCCTCCTCCATTTCTGCAAAAACTAAAGCCGCCGTATAACTTGGAGCGCCAAAATATTCAGCACCAACAACGTAAGGCTTTGCTACATAAATAGAGCTACCTTTCTCAGCGCCGTAAGCGTTAAAAAGTACGGGAGTATTTTCTACGTCGGTATATTTACGCCAATTTTTAGAAAACCAATAGTGTTCTATTTCGTTTTTTTCGTTTGCAATAGACGGGATTACCATTTGCTTGGGTATATGAGTCAAGCTATGCAACTCGCCGCCTTTGGTTTCTATAACCTCAAAGCTAAACTCGCCAAAAACTTGAAAATCTGCGACCATTTTACGCAGTTCTCTAGGTCTTAATATCGTTTGTAATCTACCCCAATTCTCTGCGCCTAACGATCCGCTAGATGTGCGCAATCCTTTACCATAAATTAAGGTACTATAAGACTGATTAATACTAGAATTTGTTGGACTCCCGTTGTTTCGGTCTATAATGTAATTATAATAGTCATTATTACGCCCATTCATTACCCAATCCTTAGACTTATCCTCTACAAGAGGCGGTCTGGAGTAGCTAGTTAATGTTATTAGTTTAATATCACTCATATCTTAATAGGTATAGCGGTTAGCTGTTTGCTTGTATTTCTGTGCTACCTGCGTTGTAGCTATTACTAGACCTCTGTATACTATCTCTGTAGTTACGTCGTCGGTTAGCCTTAATTGATAACTGCTCTCGTCAACAAATGTATAACTAAACACTAAAGAGAGTTTATAATCTCCGCCCATTGTATAAGCAGGCGTTACGTCTGTAGTCGTTCCTAGAGTACTATCTGTAATAGTTAAAGTTAATGCGTTAGACGCAATATATCTAGGCACTATCTTTATTGTATGTATACTTAAATTAGGGTTAACTATCATAAAACAAGCTCGTATATTATTAAGACGTAAAAATGTGCTTTTTTGTTTCTATTAAGGCAAAAAAAAACCTTACAAATTAATGCAAGGCTTTTTTTATAGTAAAAAATTAGATTAAGATACTACCGCTAAAAAAGAGGTTTGAGTAGCTGAGTCTAAAAATGGAGCTAAATTTTTGGTTGTGGATACACCTGTCAATGTGTACATATTTCCGTCCGTTTTAGCGCCGCCCGTTGAGGCCACGATTGTAAAGTCGATTCCGTCGTCTAGACCGATAGCTATATAGTTGCCGTTTCTGTCAACTACTACAGCCGACGGATACCCTGCGGCTAATAGATTAAACTCTGCATTTGTTGCAGCGTCCATAGCTTTTAAAACTGTTGTAAGCGTCTGAGTATTTACTCGGCTGCTTGTATTTCTGTCTCCTACCATAGACTGCTCTAATGTATTGCCGTCTCCCTCTAAAGGATAAGCAAACGCCGCAGTTAGTGCTGCGTTCATTGCTGTAGCTTCTCCGTTTACAATGGTGAAAGCATCTGGTAGGCTGTTAAAGAGATATAGTGTAGACTGACCGCCTAGCCCGTCCTTACACACTTTAGCTCTCCCCGATGTGATTAAACACGCCATAAGTTATTATATATTAGATAGTTACGTTATGTAACCGATTATTATTATTTTAATAAAGGGGGTTTTTACACCCCCATTGTATTACTATGCTATAGTAGTAAGTAACCAAACTATTTCAGTTCCGTAAGAATATCCTACAGCTCCACCGAATACAGACTTATACAAAACGTTTCCGCTCAAATCTACCTCGTCAAGGTCTTTCACTCTAATAGAGGTCGCATCTGAGGCAAGTCCAGTCCCCATAGTTATGTTCTCTTTCTGAAAAAGAACGATAGTGTTATCTGGTAAAGCATTTACAACTTGCACGTTGTAACGTCCGTATACCATTCCTGTATTAGCGTCTCCTCCTAGTCCGTTAGCCGCTCCGTTTTGGATAAGTAACTTCATGTAAGAATCTGCAACGTCTGGAGATACGATAAAGTTTACCGCTTTACGTCTTAGTGCGTAAGGTAATGCTGCCGTAGCCGCGTCAAATACTGCTAATACATTAGCTGTAGTTACAGCCGCACCGATTGCAGTAATTCCTCCGTTTGCTTGGATAACGTCTCCGTCTGCTAAAAACTGAGGGATTAATCCGCTCATATTTCCTGCTGCTCCCGAGCCGTTCCAGATTTGGTCTTCAAACCATTCCGCAAGTCTTGCAGATGTATCTGCTACGATTGCGTCTGCAATCTCTTGAGGTGTTTGGTCGTTAAAAGCAGACGCGCCCATAGACTCGCCGCTCCACGTTGGGCGAAAATCTTCTTTACAGATTGTAAACTCATTTTTAAACTTTGAAA